GCTGCCTCTAACCGAACAACGGTATATCCCATTGATTCAGCAACATCGTAACGGTCCATACTCCACGCTTTTGTTGCCAGCTTGCCCTTTCGTCCACCAGACCAAGGTCCACCAGCAATTTCAACTAAAATACGATGTTCAATTAAATGAAAATCAAAACGCCAATGCTTTGTTGATTTAAACTGGAATTTCTTTTCGTATTTAATTTCAAGATTGTCTAAAGCTTCAGTAAATTCTTCCTCTGCCTCTAAGTACTTTTGAGTAGCTTTAGGTAGCGGTCTGGATTTGGGTTTGGTTTTAGGTTCTTTTTTTCTTGTAAGCAAAAAATAATCTTTACCGTCCATGCCCTACGCTCCTTAAAAGAAGCCCTCAGGCTTATTGTTGAGACGTGCAATTAATTTATTTTGCTTTGCTATGGCCAAAAAAAATCGCTCATCTAAGTGAGCGATCTGTTCTGTAGATAATCCTTTCGTTGTACAGCTTCCCAAATGATTTAGATCTACTTGAAGCTGTCTTATCTCTCGCGTGATTTTTTGAAACTCAGTCATAAACACTCCAAGTAGGCAATAAAAAACCCACCGATTGGTGGGTTTCACATAACTTTTTTTTAAATTCGATCGTCATCAACTACTTTATTTTCATTTGATTCAGCAGCAAAAGTGATTGATTGAGCTTCAGTTACATTTTCTTGATTTTTTACATTCATAAGTCGCTTAATTTTCTCACCAGTATTTGGCGAAGAAAGTAAGGTCTCAATACTATCTTGAAAACTTTGAATATCTGCAGATGTGATTCTATTTCCATCAATGTAGATGGTACATGGTAAACCGTTAGAATCAAACTCTAATACTGTTAGATCCTCAGTTTTAGAGTTATCTAATATGGAAAATACAAAGATCACTTGATTTGTAGGGTTTATGATAGCTGGATGGTTGCTATTAAATGTAGCTAATAGCGCAGTAAATTTAAGAAGTTGATGCTTTTGACTATCTCTCATTCCTAAAGATACTTTATTTTCTGTAAAAGCTTCCAGATCTTCTTTTACAGCATTTATTACCTCGAATATTGATTTGATATTATCTTTTTTAACGTCGGAAGCCTGAATACCTAAATTAATAGATGCACCGAAATTTCTTCTTTCTATATTAGCCATTTATACTACCCTTTCAATCAGCATGCTGATTGCCATATGATCAGATACAGGATCTTCTAACAAATAATTTGTGTCAATGATTTCTACACAGTCATCATCAAACTTCCACTTTTTATCAAAAAAAAGACTAGATATTAAAATTTGATCAATAACATGCCAATCATTAAACAATCCTGTCTGTCTAAGGTGATAAGTTCCTAACAATTTATTTTCATCTTTATCTTGTGTTAATGGAAGAAACTTCCAAAAAGGATTATAAAATAGTGTTTTTCGGTATTTTACTAATTCTTTTTCTCTAGATGTTTGTAATTTAGAGACCATACTTTGGTGATGAGGTTCGACATTATAATCACCTAATAAGATAATATGTTTTTTTTGCAATATGTCTGTTTTGAGAGCATTCCTTAAATCCTGAGCGATACTTTCATACAGTTTGTCATCTGTAGACTGTTGACCAGACCAATGTGATAGAAAGAGGACAATTACATCATTTGTTGGTAGAAATTTAAATTCAAATCGCTGTCCCACTTTCGAATTTCTACCGCCAGTCGTATAAACTAAATTCTCATATGGCTTAATATCAACAACTAATTTATGTATTTTCTTATAAAAAATACATGTATCAAATATTAATCTACCAACGGTATTATATCCATCTACTACAGTGTAATCAGAAGCTGTCAGATTTAACTCTTTAGAAAGATTAACAACATCCTCACTTGAAACCTCTCCCAAACAAATAAAATCAAAACCCAAATTCATAAATTGTTTTATTTTTTTTGCACACACAACTAGTCTTTCTTCTTTTGTCATTTTTTTTTGATTTTTTAATCTCTGGCTTGTTGGTGGTGAAAGACCGACATTCCACCACATAATTGAAAAGTAAAAGCTATCCATGGGAAATTAAAATTAAAAAATAACTTTAAAAACATAAACTAAAATCATAAATTGTCAACATAAAAAGCATAGCCAATAATCGATATTTAACGCAGCTTCCTGTGCTTAGATATGTCCAGCATTTCAAAAATAACTTTTGGTGGGCTAATTACTTTGAAAAATTAAATCAAGCTAGATACTTGTACTTTTCAGCTAAATGTCTACTAACAATTTTTGTTGCTTTCATATATGGCATTTCAGCACAAAGCCAAAAACGATATGTATTTTCACCAACTTTATAACTCTGGCGGTTATATGTTGATTGCTTACTAGGATCTATTTCACTTGCTTCAAAATATGTACCTTCACGGTTATTAACAATTTCACCGTCTAAATCACCGCCAATACAAATATACATTGAGCTAATCCATAAAATTATGAATGGCAGCTTAACACATAAAATAAAAAGCCCCGCCAATAATCGATATTTAGCGGGGCCCTTTTGTGCCGTAATACGCTCGGCAAAATCCAACAATAAAAAAAAGTCCATTTCTGGACCTTAAAAAAACCTCTTAACGAATTTTTTGTCGGCTATTAGTCAAATTTCACAATGACCAAACACACTACTAATACAAGCAAAGTAAGCGTAAAAGCTAATGCAGGTACGAATGATACAACTAGTGCATTAAACAATACTGCAAAGCCAATTAAATAGCCCGCTGAGCCTGTTTGTTCGAGTAGATCCATATAGAATCCTCCCTTAAAACAATGCCACGACCCATGAAGCTGTTGATCTATGTGGCGCCCAGTCGTTGCTGTCTTCTTGCGGTTCCTGTTTCAGTAATGACACAGCTTCAGAACCTTCCCGTTTACAAGGAGGTCGACAGCAACCCCAACAGGACTCGGAAAAGCCCACTTAGAAAGTGGGCTTTAATTTGATAAATACTTTCGGGCGTAGTATGTATAATTCGCCCATTTTAGAAATCTTTATACTCAAGTGTATACCCAACTGTCAAGCACAAGTTTCTTGAGTATCAGGAAGTTCAAAACGAAATGAACGAGAAATACGCGATCTAATTTCATTTTCCCATTCTGCAACAATAGATTCTCCAAATAACTCAAACTTCTGATAGCTTTTTATATATGCAGTCTTGGTGGCAACAATACCTGCAATTTTCATTTTTTCATTTAACGTATATGGTCGCTTACCAGTACCATTACATTTTTCACAAAACCTTGCCCCATCAGGAAAACCCTTTGAATTAAAAGTTTCAAGTTTTCCTATTCCTTGGCATGCTCCACACATAGCTTTAACAAAAACATGGCCACGCAAAATAATCTCAGCCATACCTTTTGCCAGATTAGTAAGATCACCTTGGGCATTAGTAGGGGTAAATTTTTTCTTTACCATTTCTTTATGAATCTCTACTGCTAATTTATTTCGCGCTCGGAAAAAATTACCTGATTTAATCTCACCACGAACAAACTCAACCTTACCCGGAATATCTTCAATACGGCGTTCGGTTTGAAAATTAAAGTCATACTTACTGTAAAAAGTTTCAGTCTGTTTTTGTGCTGGGGTAATTATTGCGATTCGCTCAAAATCAACCTTTTCAATCAAGACAGTGGCCCAAAGCTTTGCAGCTGGCGATAACAGCGCTAATTCACCTAAAACTACATCTTTCGAAATTTTCTTTCCTTCAGCTTTGCCTTGAGCAATAGCAAGGCGAAGTAACTCAATAAAATCAAACTTTTCAACCAACATAATCGCCTTCCTATTTACCCTTAATTAATAATTCAATTTGCTTTAATGCCACGCCTGCTTTCACTTGCTCTGTGCTGAACCGTAAAACTGTAAAACCCATCATTGCTGCGGAGTTGTATTTCTCCATATCCCCTATATAGCCCTTGCCTCTTGTATGACGGCCTCCGCTCCAGATCCCGCCTTCTACCTCAATCAAAATCTTTGTACCCGTTATTAAAAAATCTGCTCTCCATTTACGTGTTGGATGGAATTTATATTCCTGTTCAAAACTGATCTTGCATGCTTTTAAATGTGTTGCCAGAACCATTTCACCCACACTTGGTTGTCTAGCAACTTGCTTTGCTGAACGCCGCTTTTTATTTTTCTTAATAGGAAATAACTTACGGTATTCAGCAATGCTGACTGATGACATCAAGCACCACCTTTCAGCAAATGGTCCAATTGATTAGCAAAGCAGTTATAAACTCGCGCTTTATCCTGATCACCAAAAAGGCTGGAAGAATGAGCATCTTGTTTATACTTCTGAGCCAGTTTTTCAATTGACTCCCTTAGTTCAACCAGAGTGCTTTGCTTTTTACCGCTGAGTGGTTCAATTGAGCGTGATACGTGGTCAGCCATTTCTTTTTCCATATGATCGAAGTAACTTTGACGTGCTAAATCCCTCGACTTGATTAGCTCTGGTGAAATAAGCTTTTCCATTTCACGGCGTTGCACTTCAATCCACCTACTGTCCATTTTTTGCGCCCTCCGCATTAAACTTCTTCGCTTGGTCAAGTGCCTTCTCTAATTGAAGTAACTCGTTGTAATCAGTATTAGATAGCCCACTGCGGTTATATTTGCCTCGTAATTTTTCACAAAGAGTCTTAACTTCTGCAAAACCGCCGTAAGAATTTATTAACTCTTCAACTGCACAGTGTTGGCATTTACTCATGGCGATATCCTTTCTCATCTAGCTCTTTACGCGCCAACCACCACAAAACCACCGCACCGCAAAGTACTGCTGTTACACACGAAATGAGTAAGCCACAGCTTAAAATCTCGAATTTAGTCATGATCCTGCCCCACCAAAACGCAAGTCATCCCAGTCACATTCAACTACTGTCAAACCGTCATGTTGAAACCGAGACCATAAACGGTCCCCTAAGTTTTCCTTCAAACCTTGCGCCTTTTCTGTAGATTCAAGCGTCATGTTTGAAATTAAAACTGTCGGCTTTTTTTCGTCATAACGTGCATATAAAACTTTATGAACGAGCTGCAATCGACTCTCGTGTTGGTCGTGCAAACCATATTCATCCAATATCAATAAATCACAGTCCGTGAAGCGAAAAATTGCATTTGCTTCATTGTCATCTGGCTTTGTCCATGCAGTCGCAATTTCATTTGCCATGTCTTCTGAGGTGACGTAACGAACATAACTACGCTTGTCTAAAACGTTACGAGCAATAGCACATGCAAGATGGGTTTTTCCTGTTCCTGTGCGCCCAACCATAATCAGATTGCGCTTCTTCCCTGAATTAAAATCTTGAACAAATTTATGGCAAGCAGCTTTAGCCTCTTTCTGTGGATCGATACTCACCATATAATTTTTAAATCCGCTTTCCTTGTGGCGCTCAGGGAGTTTTGCTCCGGCAAAATGTTTCTCGCGTACCATAAGGTTGACTTGGTGTGCGTGTTCAATTTGTGATTTCACATACGCTTCATTTGCACATGTCTGGCAAACTGGACGACCAATTAGTAAAACCATTAACTCATTGTGTTTAAGGCAAAACTGATTAGTTTGTACCAGCTCAGTTTTGAATTGTTTGCTCAATGCATTCATAGCATCTCCCCTACATCGATATCATCTGTGGCTGGTGCATACTGTTTTGAATCACCCCAAGCACGGTTTACGTCTCTTGCTGGTGCAGTTTTCATTGGTGAGTTTTGTTTTTTAGGTCTTATCGACTTTGTGAATTCCTGAATTAACCAAGTTGCAAACTTTCGAGTTCGTTGGTTTTCCGTGAGATCAATTTTGTTTTCCCAGTGAGCATTGAAGTTGCCAAGATGAAATTCATAATTTGGCATTTTTAAAACCTGCTCTGCTTGTGCACCCACTTGTGAAGTCCTAAGAACATTCAGCAATAGTTCACGATTTGGTTTCCAAGACTCCTCGGCCGCTGAAAAATTTTCAACTGCGTTTTGTGTGTGAGTATTTTCTTGCTCCTGCTCCTGCTCCTGCTCCTGTTCCTGTTCCTGTTCCTGGCTTCGAAGGGGCTTTGAAGGGGCTTGTAAGGGGCTATCTATTTTGGCGTTTTCGCCACGCTTTTGAGTCATACAAAATGCTTGTGCATATTTATCGAAAAAGCTTGATAAATAAGGGCTTGACGGTAATGAGTCATACTCTTTTTGCACGTTCTTACAGCGGTTATCGGCTGGCTTTAATGACTCAGCTACTTGAAAACGTGCCATCTCGTGCACCCAGACTGTCTCCGTGGCTTCGTCATAGCTACAAAACCCCGCTTCACAGGCTCTTTGAAGCCCCTTAGAAGCCCCTTCAAAGCCCAAGCCAGTTTCATGAGCAATATATAGAAGGGGTATGTAATACAAGCCAAGCATGTTCGCGTGAGGGCTTGTCATTAAATACATAGCGACAATTAAGCCTTCAGGTGTTTGACGAAGTTTTTTTCCCGTAGTTCCCGTCCAGAAATGTGGTGAGACTTTCCCATAGTCACGCATGGTTATTTATCTCCTTTGAAGGGGGTTCGAAGGGGCTTTGAAGGGGTGATAATAATCATTACTTACCCCTTCCAAGCTTCACTAATCCGCGCATTTCCAACTGACGAATAATTCTTGGAGGAATAAATTCGTTGTTGATTTTGTAGCGAATACGAGACTTTTCTTTCACCTGAATTAGTTTGTGCCCATCCTCCATGAGACGGCGAACTGCTATAGCCTGCCCCCCCATATGGGTTAATTCTTCAAGTTGATAAAATCTTTCCTGAGCCTCAATTGCGGCATTCATAACTGAAAGTGGCATAGCTGCTAATTCTTTAGCCGAATAGATCTTTACTGGTTGTTCCAGTGGAATTACCACCTCTAGCGGTGTGGTGGAAACGGAAATATCCTGTTTTCTTCTTGCTGCATATCTCACTTTTCACCACCCTTTGGCTTAACATAGCCTCCAAAAGAATCAACCAAACACGCCTTGGTTAAGCTGGTTACAATCTGCTGTGCCAACCACTGCGTTATGCGAAATTGACGAGCCATGGCTTCTGAAAACTCAACCTTCGTAACCGCAGCATTATTTTCGTCATACCCCTTGTTGCGTAAATTTTGCTTTTTCACCTCAAATAGGTGGCCAAGTACTCGCAATGCAGGCTCATAGAAAGATTGGATTTCACTTTGCTGGCGAGAATCTTTGATTTGGTGTGTAAAGCTGTTCATGACACCTCCGCTAATGCTTGCTCAGCTTTTGTTAGGCGGCGTTTAGCGTTGAGCTCTGCTACTGTTGCTGTACGGATTTCTTTTGATGAAACCAGAATCAAATGATTCTCCGATTTGATAGTCCACAACCTAGTCAAAGTTTTATTTTTAACCTCAAATAAATCGTTTGATTTAAAACTTCGACACTCTTTAGTAAGTACTACAACGTCACCTATTAAAAAATCTGGTGAGTTGAGTTCGATTGGTTGTTCTGATAAATTGTTTGTGTTCATTTGATCCACCTCATTTGAATGCCTAACCACTCCTGTTCCCGCAGGTAGTGGTTTTTTAATATCCAAGCTTTTCTTTTTGACCACTGATTTCGTCATGAAATAAGTCATCCACCGTTTCTATACGGTTCATCCAGCTTTTAGACATAACTAAAAGTGCAGCAACACGTTCCTTATCAATGCTTTGATAATCTTTAGGAACGACTTTTAAACCAAGT